AAAGCATCCATAAGAGCCTTCATAATTGGCAAAACAACAGTTCCAATCTGAATCTGCAACGCTTCCATCTCAGCCTGAAACTTCTTAAAAGGATCAGCCTTCTGCTCTGCTGCACCCTTAGTTTCCTTAGCCAAATCACCGATAGCATCCTTAGACTTCTTCAGTTCAGGGAACATGCGAGTCAAAGCGGTTGTATTTCCGTTATAGGCCTTACCCAAAGCCAAGCTCACAGCAGATAAAGGCTTACCGGAAACTGCCGCCGCATCTAAAGCAATCTGCATCAGCCTTTGAGCTGCACCAACATCCTTAGTAGCGTTAGTTAGGCGAGTCATAGAAGGATAAAGTTCAGACTTTACAATTCCATCCTGCTCAGAAAGTTTAGTGAGCAATTCCTCTGTGGACTTGACTTGCCCATCAGTAGCCTTAGCGTTACGCTTCATCTGAGTTGCTAAGAGATCGAAACTCTTAGAATCTTCAGCAGCAAGTTTGGCAGCATCAACAAGGTCATGCAGACCCATGCCCAAGCCAACCTTATCTAAAACACCAGAAAGCCCCTCAAAAGCCTTGTGAGCCTTCTTAATACCGGTCGCATCAAACTTAGAGACCAGCTGAATAATAGTTGCCATTAGAACTTCCTAGAGATTTCGGCTTCAAACTTCCTGATAACTAATTTTATCTCACGCTCAACATCAGGCAGAGCCTGCTCAACCTCTGGATAAACAAAGTTATTCATGCCATGAGAACGAAGGTTTTGAACGAATCCAGCCCCACCATTCATACCCTTTTCACCAACACCAATTCTGTGTTTACGAGTGCCACCACGATATTCATAACTCTTAGTAATGGTCTTAGCTTTACGATTAGAACCTTTACCGGCAACATCCGCAATAGCAGTCATAGGAGAATCAACCCAAATAGCAACTAAAGAGGTAATTGCCCTGCTCCTGGAATAACCTGCATTGAATTTAACTGTCGCATGATCAGCAGGTTTACCTGCACCCCAAACAAGTCTGCCCCGACCCTTCAACATTCCAGATAAAGGCACAATCTTGTTGATACGAGTTTTCAGTTTTGCAATAAGAGGTTTAGCAGGGGCTTTTGCTTCAGCCCTCAATTTATTGGCAAGTTTAGGTTGAATCTTATTGAGCTCACGAATAAGAGCCTTAACATTTCTGACAGCTTCATCAGACATTATTTCTCCTTCACCTCATTCTGAGCTCTAACCGCGAAATACATTGTGTGCAACATCCGGTCACTCTCCTGCATTAGAACACTTGGAGCAATACCAGTCGCAACAGCCAGGTTAGCGATAAACCAATGAGTAGAAGTTTCCCCTAAGCCTTTTACGCTTTTGGGTCTGCAACCACCACACCATCAACAGAGTCAGTCCAAACATCAAACTCTGCTGAAGTTTTCCCTAAACGCTTACAAGTAAGGTAAGCCAAATAGTAGAGGTGAGTCATTTTCGACAACTTGTCAATGCTCAAATCAAAGTGAGATTCCCACTTGATTAGATCAGAAGCAGAAGTTTGCAGAGTATAGGATTCACCAGTTACCGGTGTTATTGTGATGTCAATTTTTTGCATGAAATCACCCTAGCCTATAACTCAGACTTAAGCAGTTGCTCTAGATACAGTTCCGTTTGTAGGCCATGTAACAGAGAAAGTAGCCAAGTCACCAATCTGACCTGAAACAGGAGTCAAATCGTTCACTAGACAAATAGCAGTGTAAGCAGGGTTAGTTGCTGAGGTTGCTGTGCTAGTCGGCTTGATAACGACAGTCGCGTTAGTTCCAAGTAAAGGCCAAACAGTCGCATCAACAGCAGAAGCAGCATAATCCTGATTGAATTGAAGTGTTAGAGAGCCTTCCTTTAGACCTGCAACACGAGTAACCCAAGTTGAGCCGAAAGAGGTAGTAGTGATGTCGTTAACTGAAGTCTTTAGTTCCACCTGTGTAAGGTAAGTAGCCAAAGCTGTTGATCCGTTGATGCTAACGCTGAAGTCTGTTGCGACAAAGATTGCCATTTATTATCCTTAACTTGCGAATACTTGAACCGAAAACTCGGCACTGTAATAGTCTAATGCATTTACTGATAAAGCCCCGATAGCCGAAGTCTCAGCAACAAACACATCAAAAGCATAACCGCCCAAAGTCCTATCCGATTCGATAGCGAACTTGATAGAACCAGAGCTATTAGCCAAATAGAGATCCATAGCCTTCTGAGCAGTTCTCTCAGATACCCTGCCAATGACGACAGTGACCTTGAAAGTGTATTCAGCCATAGAACGATTGTTCTGCTTGTTATAGGCAACCTTATCTAAACCAATCATGGCCATAGGAGGGTTCACTACATCAGGGAGAGTCTCAACAACTCGAAGCCCAGAGATTGTTGCCAGGTTATTTGCTAAAGCAGTCCTAAGATCACTTATCGCCATTATGCACCAGTTCTAAGAAGCCTAAACGGATTGATTAGTTGAGCAACATCACCATCAATGCTGCTGCCAACACGCATGATACCCATGTCAGATACACCGGCAACACCAAGCGGAGATTCTAGGCGTTTAAACAATCTTGATGCCTGAATAATGCAAGCAAATTTGATTGGCTCTGGAACGCTAGGCCAACCCCAAGTGCCTGTGACCTTTACAAGGTTCGATTCCTGCCATGTAGGGAAGAAGTAGTTATACACCGCGATAAGCCCTGTAATCGGCTGATACGCACCATTAGCGTAAGTGTTAGCAGGGATAGTCTGAAAGTCTGTGCTAGCCCAAATCTGATTGTAAGTAATCGGGTTGCTTTGAGCTGTTCTAACTTCTGTGATTGTCTGACAGTCATCAATCCAACAGTTGTAAGCATCATTCGCCTTAAAATAGCGAACCTCACCTGCACTAGTTGAATAAAAGTATCGGTTGCAGTATTGGTCAATCATGCGAGAAGCAGAGTTGATGCTGTTCTCAATCAGAGAATCATCAACAGTATCAGTGATTCTTAGTGCAGCTTTGACATCTGCAAGAGTGCAATAGCCATTAGTTATCGCCAAAATAAACTCCTAAAGTCTTATCTAGTTTACCTTGCCAGCAGTAATTCGGGCTTTCAAATCAGTAGTGCTAATACCTGGAGTATAAGGAACATAAATCAACTGAATATCAAGCTGATCTAACCATTCTCTAGTGAACTGCATTTGAGCATAATAATCTTTGCGAGCCCAATCATCCCCGATAACAACATAATCAGGCATAACCAGTTCAATACTTGGCTTCGAGTCAGCCCCACCAATGTTAGCCACCACAGAATCCACATACTTACAGCCCAAAAGAACCTCTTTACGCTCAGCAAAAGACATAATAGGCAATTTGCCCTTATACGCCTGAATAAAGGCATCAGTATTCAAAGCGACAACCACTTCACCATCATCCCCAGCAAGCCTTCTACAAGCCTTCAGAAAGCGGACATGGGCAGAATGAAACAAGTCAAAAGTGCCACCGGTATAAACTATCTTTCCCAACTGTTAGTCCTCCTAATCTGCAAACTCCAAGAACCCTCAGAGAAATCCTGTTCGGCAACCTTCTGTTCAAAGAGCTTATGATTACGGGCAAAAGTCAAATCATTCTGCGAATGAAACCCAGAGTTTAGAGTGCTCGAATTATCGTGCCCCAACTCGGCATAAATAAAATTAGCCTTCACCCCAGCCTGCTGCAACCTACGCTCATAATCATTATCCTCAAAATAAATCGGGTGAAAGCGTTCATCAAACAACCCAGCCTTAAGAACTGCACCCTCACCAAGGACAAACCCACTCCACTTAGGCATAATGCTCAAGAAGTTGATTGCTTCAGTATCAACCTGATCTGCAATCTTTGCTAATGCACCTGGAGCGAACTCTGAATCATCATTTACTAAAACCCAATAAGGGGCAAAAGGCGTACTCTTTACAATCAGGTTTAGTCCACCGCCATAACCTAAGCCATGAGGAACCTGAATAAACCAAAGATTCTTCACCAAATCAGGCTTCACAGGTTGATATTCACGCTTACCAGAATTATCTACAATAACCAGATTCTCGACAGGATAATCAATACTGGCCAGCAACCTATCGGCTAAATCAAATCGGGAATAAGTTAGAAACCCGAGAACTGGAATCACTTCTCAGCGAGCTTCTTGATTAGAGGCTTCCAAGATTCTTCATAAACCTTATCGGCATCATAAGCCTGAGCAAAAGCCACAGTATCAGGGAACTCCTTCTTGCCCCTCTGATAAGCCTGCTCAAGAGCATCCGCAATCGCCTGCACATTCGGAATATTAAACCAAGTGTGCTGACCGGCATCCCACAAAGGCTGACCATTCACCAAGAAAGAATCGGCAGAAGCAAGCTCGGCAGAAGCAGCAAAGTTAGAAGTAATAATTGGCACACCACAGGCCTGTGCTTCCATCTGAGGAACACCAAAACCCTCACCATAATTAGTAAACAACCCAACATCCCAGCCCGAATAAATTGCAGCTAAAGTCTCTTGGCTAATCCCATATTGATAAGCAATCGGATCAACAAACTTTACCTTCTCCTGCGGAACGCCACAGGCAGCAAGAATGTTTGGCAACACAAACCCAGACTGTTTACCATAAGGCTCAGTATGTAGATAAAGCATCACATCATCATGCTTCTGAGCAAAGATAGCGAAAGCAAGAAAATTCTCTGCCACCGCTTTACGATGAATAAAGCCACCAGCCTTATTAGCAAAGTTCATGCCAACAATAAACTTGTCCTCACCGCCACAAAACTCACGCCCAGAAATACCTTCAGGTAAATCTTTAGTTGGCTTAAAAACTTTAGTATCAATCGCATGAGGAATATACTCGGACTCAATCCCAGAATTCTCAATCATGGCTTTACCAAACTTCGACATAGCAATCGGAGTCACATTAGGTTTCCTCAACCACTTCAACACATTCTCAGGAGCAGGCTGATGGTCAATCGGAGTCCAAGAAGCAATCGGCAAAGCATCCAAAGCAGGATTATCAAAAACCCAAACATCATAAAGCGTAATCATAAAGGCAGGAAGTTTATTGTTCTCAGCCTTC